AGTTGCAACGTTCATGTTACCTAAAGTAGAACCGTCAGTTGTTACTTTGAAAAGGGAATTTCCCGAATCATATACAACACGACCGCCCGACTTACCGAACTGAACATCAGCACCTATACCACGTATACCAAAGTTTTTTATATCAGCCATTATTATCTCCTATAATTAGCCATTTAAAATTTATTCCATACATGACGCACGGAATAATAAACATAGAATTACCTAAAAAAGGATTCTTTGTTTTCTTAGTTTTTTATATTTTTTATACCTCGGAAGGATTCTCAAGGCACTGCCCGGATTAGTCTCAGGCATTTGAATACTCGGAAGATATCTCAAGTATCGTAAGAGTTTTTCTTTATCTCTTACATATGTATTTATATAAAAAGAGGGAAAAGAAAAGTATAGACATTAAAAAACCCCTCGTAAGAGGGGTTTCTCTGTATAAAACTTAATACTATATTAGTATGTGAAGTCTGCTACTGTGTAACCTGCACCTAGAGCCGCTTGTAAAGTTGCAGCCGTCCATGCGCCGTTGTTTTCAACTGCGATTCTGCCGCCTGCATCACCTAGAATTACTACTGTTGCTCTCATAGAAGTTGCTTCTACTAGATCTTTAATTACTACTGCTGATGTATGAGTCACTGTGAAGTGAACTAAACCTGCTGTTAGGAATTGTCCTGCACTATAAGTTTCGTGTACTTTTGCCATGTTAATTTCTCCCTTTAGAGTGTATATAAATTAAAGAACGTGTTCTTTAATCTTGCTTGGTCGAGATAATATTATCTCTACACTCTTATTTATCTGCGTATCGTCAAAAGATAACTCTGCATATACTAAAAAACCCCTCGTAAGAGGGGTTTTTCATTAAATTAAAATTAAATCTTAATTAAAAAGTACAAACTGCTGATAGAGCCTGACCTAGTACTTCAGCACTATGGGCTGATGCGTCTGGACCTGCCTGAACTGCGAAATGCATTGTACCTGCAACTGCGCCGTCAATACCTGCAATTGTGTGTCCTGCATTTTCTAATGCTAATCTAATTGCTTTTAAAGCCGCTTGATTAGCTACTACTGCATCTGATACTAAGACAGTAGTTACTGCACCTAGACCTGTTCCTGCTGTTGTTATTCCTGTTGTTGCCATGTTGATTTCTCCTTGAGAATTTTTTAAAATTGAAGGTATATACCCTCTCTTAGTTGAGATATTGTCATCTCTACACTCTTATTTATCTTTTTTTATCTTTTTTTGTTTAAAGTCAGAGATTATGAGTTGTACTTTCTACCCAATTGTCCTTTATGAGTAGTGTACGTTGTTTGACCTAAACGTTTACCTAATGCTGTCGCGCCTTTATGAAGACCAATTAAAGCGCCAATTCCTGCGCCTGCTTTAACTATTGGCTGGTCCCACATTTTCTTTTTCGTATCTTTCTTATCAGAGACAGTGTAATTGCCACGTTTCTGTAATTTTAACAACGCTGGAAGAATTTCTGCCAATCTTGCTCGTCTACGAAACCATTGAACTAATCGTGTTACTACTAATGCTCTTTGATTTTGACTTAAATTGTCCCAGTCACCGACAAGTCTACGAACTGACTTTAACATGCCATCTTGTACGTTAAGTTGTCCTTGAAAACGTAACAACATACGTTGCTCAAATGATACATCAACTCTATTGTTAGAATAGTGAAGTAAAAATCTCAAAATATATGGTTTCGTTATTGTAATTCTTTCTTTTGCTATCTCATCTTTCTCATCATCACCAATATCATTGTCTTTACCCATTAAACGATTAAGAGCCATATACAAATCAGTTCCGTTTGTTCTGAAGTAATCGAAATTTCTATAAGACATAGTACGTCCTGCTACATCTGATGCCAATGGAGTAAAGTCATAATCTTTATTAAATATATTCAATACAAGAAAGTGAACAAAAACTAAATCAGCCGCATCATTGATATTAACATCAGATGCCATCTTTTTAGTTCTAAACAATCTACTTTCAGATAATGAATTTACAAGTTTTAACTTACTGCTCATTGTTTTTTTTCTTCCATTAGTTTAGCAAGGGCGATAATTTGCTTACTTGCATAATTCTCAAAATATGCTGGTAGTAACATATGTACAAATAATACTACCTCTATCTTTTTTAACTTAAATATAACTTTAGAGGCATACACAAAGTGTGACCAATATGTCATATTAACATAATTCAGGTGCTTCTTTGACTCTTTAAGCATAAACTTCCCCTCTGTATGCGTTAATATAATAGTATTTATCTTACTTCATTGTACCACTAGTAACTCTTTTACTATTAGGATGTCTTTTCGCTGTAAAAGTCGAATGTGACATATCTTTCTTAATTGGTCTAGCACCTTTTTTTCTTGGTACAGTGTGTGGTATTGTTCTTTTACCCATGATCTTATTATTAGTTGTTAAAAAATTATCTCTTTGCGTTCATGTTTGCTGCCGTAAATCCTGCGCGATTTACTAATTTTACATCTTTACCAATTACGTATCCTTCTCCACCTTTCTCGCCATCTGTGCTGGCTTCTATATCGGCTGATTGAGAATCTAACGCTTTTATGATTATATTCTTTGTAGTCATAACACCTTTAATGAATTCAAACATTGCTTTAAATCCATCACTGTTTTGTGTTGTCCATGCGACTACTCGTTCCTTCTTAGGACCGCTTAGTTTTGATGATTCAGCCCACTGATTAAAATGTGTTCCTAGACCATCTAGATTTCCTGCTTTTACACTATTATTAATATAAGTGTAAAGAATGTTACCAAAGTCTGCCATTTTTTGCTCTGGCGGAACTGCTAACAACTTATCAATTGCATTAGCATTTGATTTTAAATAACTTTCTAATCTGTCTACTTCAGGAATATCAATGCCAGGTGATTTAGAAACTAATACTGGAGGCATAATAAATGTTCTGCCGTCTCTAAGTTTGCTCATATCTACCGAATCTTTGTTTCCTTCTAAGTCAATAGCCTGATGTACTACAATACCAACATCGCTGTTTGCTATCTTTTTACCGATGTCACTTTTAATGTCTACTGAATAAGTAGTTACGTTTGGTTTAAATACAAGTCTACCATCTTTTGATTGTGGTGCAGAGAACCATAACAAATCTCCGTGTAAGTATCCTCTGAAATCGTTAGGAATAACACTCTCTACTGTATCCCATATACCTTTCATAGTTGATGCAAAAGCACGTCTGTTATCATCTATTTCACCTTTGCCACGTGTTAGAAACATTTTCTCTAAATCTTCACCACTTGTAACTTTTCCATCGTAGCCCTTAGCACCGAATCCGCTTTTATCAGTTAATACAAATTGACCTTCTGTATTTCTACCAAAGATGACGGCTGGTGAGCCATCCCATTTAATACTGATAGATGATGGTGATGATTCTATTTGATGTAATTTTTGAATTGACTCTGCACCACCTTTTGAGCCATCCCATATAATCAGGTCTTCGATATGCTGAATTCTTGCGCCTTCTTTTGCCTCTTCTACAGTCGATTTAACACTGTCAATGATGTCTTTTACCTTTTGGTGTAATCCAATTTGTTTGTGTCTAGGTTTTCTTGAACTTCGAAATCTTCTTTCTCTGCCCTTACCTAACATAATTTCTCTAATATTCATATCTATTCCTTGCCGTACGGATCTTCGCCCGTTAAATGAGGACGAGCAAACCACAATCTAAACCATTCATCTGTTCCAGGCTTAATGTTATTCTTCTTCTGATGTTTAGACTTTGCAGTTCCAATATAAGAGATATTTTCCTGCTGAACATCTTCCATCTGATATGGCTTATAGATTCCAGAAAGAACTTTTAATTCTTTTATTTGTTCTTCAAATGTCATCTTTTTTCTTTGCATGAGTAATTCCTCGCTTGAACTTCCTCATATCACCTGTACGAATGCTGTTAATAAACCGCTTTGTCAAATCTGTTGCAACTTCATCATCAAATTCTCGCTGTATAAACTCAATTAAGTTTAGTGCGCCAGAAATTATATGTTCGCCTTTTTGTTCGACAAAACGCTCTGGTTCATTTGCTGAGATTGCCATTGAATTTAATTCTTCAAATAGACTTCTGCGTGGTTTATTTGTATCTTTTTCCATTACAGTATTTATCAATTATCATCAAATGGTGTTGCCTTTTTTGACTTTACCATGGCTCTCAAACTCATTGCTGAACCAGTCTTTTCGGGTGGTATGGCAGAGTCTTCTAGAGTATCTGTGACTGTAGTTTTTCTTTTCAGAGAATCTATTACTTTTGAAGTCTGTGAATCTTGATTTCCTACTGCTAAATCATCGTCACTCAAGTCTGAATCGCTAATTCTAAGACTATCTCTGTCAAATACTAGGTTTATTTTAGAACCAACACCACTTGAACTTCTTGTTTTCAGAAGTTGGAGTTGATATTGACCACGTTCTCTCATTGCATTACTTGTAAAGATACCGATAACATTATCAGCAGTTTGAATTTTAGAGATACCACCAGCAATATGAGAATGGTCAAATTCAATTTCTTCTACTGCTGAACGATTTAATTGTGATGCTGTTACAACTACTGTTTGTGATTCCATAGCGAAGTTACGAATTTCTTCTGTAACATACTTGTCTTTGATAAACAAGTCGCCAGGATTAACTTTTCTAGTTGCTGGCATTAGTAGGTCTAGATAGTCTATACATAGACAATCAACTGTTTTACCTGTTACTATTTGAAGTTCTTTTAGATATGCTCTTATATCGTTAATTGTCGAACCAGACGCCATATACTTGATTCTAAGCATTCCTGCTTTCTTGCCAAGTGTCTTAACTTGTAATTCAACATCGTCAAGTTCTTTAAAGATACGTTTAGTACCACGGTCAGTTGCCATTGCGTCAATACGCATTGCTGACAAATCTTCTGATAATTCTAAAGTAATATAGACACAATTCATTCCTGCTAATGCCCAATTCAATGACATATTCTGCATGAACAATGATTTACCGGAACCAGAAGCACCAGCAAAAATAGTTACT